AGAAGGGTGGGTTGCTATGAGCAACAACTACTGGGAAGACGAAGACGAAGACCAAGATAACGATGCAAATCTGCAAGGCGATGACTTAGTTAAAAGACTAAGAAAAGCCAAACGTGCAGATGAGAAGCGTATCAAGGAACTTACTGAGCAACTTGAGGGATTATCCAAGGTGCAGCGTGAGAGAGTCGTCAAAGAAGTCCTAGAGAAAAAAGGTGTAAACCTTAAAGCAGCAAGACTAGTACTAAAAGACTTAGATGATGTTAACGAGGAGACAGTTTCGCACTGGCTTGATGATAACGCAGATTTGTTTGGAATAAATGTTCCTGCTCAGTCTAATGCAGATAACGCATCCCTTGCGGCATTACGCCAACAGGATGTAGTTACTCAAGGTGCGGTTACACCAGACCGTGAGCAAGACTTCAACACAAGGATTGACAATGCTCAATCCGCTGATGAACTCATTGCATTATTGCGGTCACAATAATTTAATTCCGTTCATAGTCACTTGGAGGTGACGAAATGCCTACAGTAAATTACACAACCACAGGTTCTTCCTCTCTTGGAGGTACCGCTGGTAGTGCTGGCCTAGTCCAGAAGGCGTATGACCGTCTTCTAGAATTCGCTCTCCGTTCTGAACCACTAATTCGTTCAGTAGCAGATAAGCGTCCAGCACGTCAAGCAATTCCAGGTTCAACAGTTGTTCTACAACGCTATGTTGACCTAGCAACATCAACAACACCACTGACTGAGACAGATGATGTCGATTCAGTAGCGTTGTCAACACCAACCTCAGTAACCATTACTCTTGCAGAGTACGGTAACTCAGTGTTGGTAACACGTGCGTTGGAACTATTCAGCCTTGCTGATGTAGACCCAGCAATCGCAAACATTATCGCTTACAACCTAGCAGATTCTATTGACTCCGTAGCAATGACAACATTGCGTGGCGGTTCAAACGTAATCTACTCAGGTTCAACAGCAACTTCAACTGCAACAATTACTGCAGCAGCAACTCTAAGTTCTGCTAACGTTTTAAGAGCAGTTGCAAAACTACGTGCTAACAAAGCAGTACCTCGTAAGGGTACAAACTTCTGGGCTGGTATTCACCCAGAGGTATCACATGATTTCCGTCTTGCTACTGACACAGGTAACTGGTTAGTACCAAACCAATATGGTGCTTCACAGGACCGTGTTTGGGCAGGAGAGATTGGTGTATACGGCGGAGCATACTTCGTAGAAACTCCACGTATGTACAAGGCACAAGATGGTTCTGGTGGAACCGCTGCTAACAGCGTATACCGCACAATTATTTGCGGACAGCAAGCACTTGCTGAGGCTGTGGCAGAAGAGCCACATACAGTTATCGGACCAGTAGTAGACCGCTTAATGCGTCATCGCCCAATGGGTTGGTACGGCGTATTAGGATTTGCTCGCTACCGTGAAGAGGCTCTATTCAGAATCGAATCAGGTTCTTCAATCGCTGCTTAGTTGATTGATACATTAGCACTGTTTATACGGCGAATACGTTGCAGTGCTAATGGATAAGTTCATTAAGGAGAACAATGACAAACTATTTATTTAAGACACCAAATGTAGAAGAGGGACCAGCAGGTAATCACAGACTGTTCTACTTTTATAAACTAAATAAAGGTATTAGTATTGCTAAATCTGGTGCTACTTATAAACAAGTAAGATATCCAGTTGATTCAGATATAACAGAGTATGATGAATTTTATCGTGGTGGTTACACCCATACCGTTGACGATGCAACTAGAGCAGCATTAATTGCTGGGAATGTTGGCGTTACTTCAGCCAACTTTACAGCACTATGAGTTTACATCAAGAAAGAACACATCCAGAGTTTGTAGAAGGATGTTTTGGTTGCAAGATTGGCACTCTTGAGTTAGCCCCAGGAGATGCCAGAAAACCAATAGCCCAGAAAAAATGGGATGGAGAATTGGCTGCCTATCGTGCTGCAAGAGCAGAAGGTATCCAACCAGGGGGGACAACTTGGCGGCAGATTAATGCAGCACGGGAAGCCTCTGAAAAGTTAAACAAACCATATGATGCAAACACTATGCCAGCGGCACAAAAAATAGACCAACGGGTAGCAAACACAATGCGAGAGGTAGGAATGTAATGCCAAAAGTAGGAAAGAAAAAGTTCCCATACACAGCCAAGGGAAAGGCTGCAGCCAAGGCTTATGCTAAAGGCGAGAAGATGGAATCCAAGTCTGAGAAGATGATGGAAATGCGTAAAGGTATGAAGAAAAAGAAGAAGAAGTAATATGGCTCTTAAAGATGTTCCTAAAAAAAAGGTTAGAAACTTAGACCCTAAGTTTAGTGTACCTTTAAAAAGTAAAAAAAGAGTACCTAAAATAATTAAAGGTAAAGATGCTATTAAAGCATTTGAAAAAGAAATATCTCCTAGAGGTATGGCTAAGACTAAAGCAGAACAAACTGCAGCACTTGATAAGTTAATGAAGAAACGCTATGGAAAGAAGAAGTAATGAAAGCCAAAAAGGGAATGGGCTTCAAAGCAGCCCAGAAGCAGATTGCGAAGAAGCAAGGAATATCTATGGCAGGTGCTGGAGCAATCTTGGCTGCGGGTGCAAGGAAAGCAAGTAAGGCTGCTAAGAAAAGAAACCCTAATTTATTAAAGGTTAAGGGTATGAGAAAAACAGGACGAGGAAAGTAATGTCATCTGGCCAATACAAACGACATGATGGATTTAATCCAATACAGATTAAAAACGGACTTATTGTGCGTATTGGCAAGAATGGCATAGTCAGACAAGTACTAGGAAAGTATGGGGAATATGGTAAAAAAGAAAGACTCAAGACTCTCTAGGGCTGGAGTATCTGGTTTTAATAAACCAAAGCGTACTCCTAATCATCCTAAGAAATCACATGTAGTTGTGGCTAAAGTTGGTACTCAAGTAAAGACAATTAGATTTGGTGAACAAGGTGCTAGCACTGCTGGTAAACCAAAGGCTGGTGAGTCTGAGCGTATGAGGATGAAACGTAAATCTTTTAAAGCAAGACATTCTAAAAACATTGCTAAAGGCAAAATGTCTGCAGCATACTGGGCAGATAAGGTGAAATGGTGAAAAAGAAAGTAGCATTTTGGGATAAGAAGAACCCTAAGAAAACTTCTAAGAAATTAACACCAGCACAAAAGTCTGCCGCTAAGGCTAGGGCTAAGGCTGCTGGTAGACCATATCCAAACTTAATAGATAACGCAGCAGTATCTCGTAAAAAGAAATAGGGGCACAGGGGACTATGAGTAAAAAAGATTCTATAGCACTTGTATGGTGCGACAATGGAATGGTAGACGGAAAGTTTATGCAAGGCGTAACAGATGTATTGTTAAAGTCTGGCGTAGAGTTTGCTACATCATTGCGAAGTCAAGGCAATCAAATTGCTAGACAAAGACAGACAGTAATCGATTACTGGTATGACAAGACTGATTATGAATGGCTACTATGGGTAGACTCAGATGTAGTAATTAGTCCAGAAAAGTTTAAATTATTATGGGATAACAGAGACATTGAAAAACGTCCTATTATTACTGGAATATATTTTACTACAGATAATCCAGAAGAACCATTAATGATTCCAATGCCTACAATATTTAACTTTATAGTTGGAGATGAAGGTGGCTTTGGTTTAACAAGAGTTCACCCAATGCCAGTTAATCAACTTATTAAAGTTGATGCAGCAGGTATGGGATTTGTATTAATGCACCGAAGTATTGTACCTAAAGTTCGTGAAGTATCCGTTGATGGTCAAATATTTATGGAGATGGGTAGAGGAACTAAGTTTATAGGTGAAGATATATTCTTCTTTGCTTTATGTGATAAGGCTGAGGTTCCACTCTATGCCCATACAGGAGCACTAGCCCCGCATATGAAGCGGTTCTCATTTGATGAACATTACTACAATGCATTTTTTGGCAAACCTAAAGAAGAACCTAAATCAAAGTTAATTACACCCGACAAGAAAATCATTACACCTAGATAATAAAGGAAGATATGACAACTACCCTATCGAATATAATGGATGAAATCCAGATTAACTTGGCTGGATATACATACCAACAAGATAGAGCAACTCACTTAACCAGTGCAGTTACTACTCTAACATCACCATCATCTTCACCTACTATTTTATCTTTAGGTTCTACTGAGAATCTAGGTAAAGGTGTAGTTGAGATTGATGAAGAGTTAATGTGGGTAGATTCATTTGACCGTGTGGCTAACACAGCCACTGTAGCCCCGTATGGTCGTGGCTATTTAGGAACTACTGCTGCTACTCATACAGCAGATACTAAGGTTACTATCTCTCCTACTTTCCCACGTCACGTAATTAAACGTGCAGTTAATGACACCATTAAAGCAATGGGCGCTACTATATTTGCAGTAAATAACACTTCATTTACTTACAATGCAGCAATTACTACATATGCATTTGCTAACCTAGATATAGATAATATCCTAACAATTATGTGGCAAGAGATTGGTCCATCTAAAGAATGGATACCAGTGCGTAGATGGTCATTTGATTCCTTTGCTGAGCCTACAGCCTTTGGATTTTCTTCAACTGACGATGTTCAAACAGTAACCATTGGCGATTATATTACACCAGGTAGAACTGTAAAAATTGTTTATGCAACTGAGCCAATTGCTTTTACAACTAATTCTCAGGTGTTTACAACACAAACTGGACTACCAGAATCCTGCAAAGATGTGGTAGTACTTGGTGCTTCATACCGTTTGCTTACCTACCTTGACCCAGCACGTGCGGCTCAAGTTAGCCCACAAGCAGATGAAACAGATAGCAAGAGGCCATTTGGTTCTTCTCAGAATGCATCTCGTCAATTGCTAGCACTTTATACACAACGCCTCTCTGAGGAAACATCAAGACAACAAACCCAATATCCAATCCGCATCCACTACAGCCGATAGGTAACTAAATGACAACACGCAAATACTCCTCACGCTCACAACAGACAACTTTATCTGGAGCGTTAACTTCCTCTGGTACTTCAGCAACTGTGGTATCAGGAACTTCTTTACTAGGTGGAGCCACAATATCTGCTGGCGAAACCTTTACGGTGGTGATAGACCCAGATACAGCCCTTGAAGAAATTGTAGATGTAACGGCGGTATCAACTAACACCCTAACTATTGTTCGTGGTCGTGATGGTTCATCTGGTGTAGCCCACTCTGCTGGTGCAGTAGTACGCCATATGGCAATTGGTAGAGATTATCGTGAAGCCAATACTCACATTGAAGCATCTTCTGGAGTACACGGTTTAACTGGTTCCGTAGTGGGAACTTCAGATACCCAGACTCTAACTAACAAAACAATTGATACTGCAAGTAATACAATTACTGGAGCAGTGACTCTTACTGGTACTCAAACATTAACTAACAAAACTTTAACTAGCCCAACCATTACTGGTACTGGTGCTATTGCAGGTACCTTTACAGGTAACCTTACAGGTAACGTAACTGGTAACGTATCAGGCTCTGCAGGCTCAGTAACTAACGGTGTGTACACAACTGACACTGGAACAGTTACCTCAACAATGATTGCCAATGGCACAATTGTTAATGCAGACATTAATGCATCCGCTGCTATTGATGCTACTAAAATTTCAGGAACTGCAATTACTGCAGCCGATACTGGCACAGTAACTAGCACAATGATTGCTGATGGAACTATTACAAATGCTGACATTAGTGCATCTGCTGCTATTTCATACAGCAAGTTAAACCTTACAGGAACTATTACATCATCTGATATAGTCAATGGAACTATCGTTGCTGCAGATATTGCTGATGGTACTATTACTGCAGCCAAGTTAACTGCTGACCCATTTGCTCGTGCTAACCATACAGGCACTCAGACAGCATCAACTATTTCTGATTTTGATACACAGGTTCGTACTAACCGTCTTGACCAAATGGCTGCACCTACTGGCTCAGTATCTCTTAATAGTCAAAAGATTACTAACCTTGCTACACCTACATCTAATACAGATGCATCAACTAAGGCATACGTAGATACATCTATTGCTAACCTTATTGACGGTGCTCCTAGCACATTAGATACTCTTAATGAAATTGCTGCTGCTCTTAATGACACAGCCAACTTCTCAGATACAGTAGTACTAAAGGCTGGTTCCACAATGACTGGAGCCTTAACTCTTTCAGGTGCTCCTACTCAAAATTTACACGCTGCTACAAAGGCTTATGTAGATTCCTTTGCACCATCTGTTGCAGCCGATGCTGCTGCCGCTGCTGCAAGTGCTACTGCTGCTGCAGCCTCATATGATTCTTTTGATGATAGATACCTAGGCGCCAAAGCCTCTAATCCATCTGTAGATAATGATGGCAATGCTTTAGTAACTGGTGCTCTATATTGGAATACAACAGATAACTCAATGAAGGTATGGTCAGGTTCTGCTTGGGGTGGTATTCAATCAGCAGTAACATCTAGCCGTTGGAGTAAGACTGCAGCAGGTGGTGAGACCACACTTAATGGTGCAGATAATAACGCAGTAACTCTTTCTTACACCGCAGGTTATGAGCAGGTATATTTAAATGGTGTATTGTTAGTAAGAGGCGATGATTACACAGCATCTAATGGTTCAAGCATTACTGGTATCTCTGCTTTAACAGCAGGAGATATTGTAGAGGTTCTATCTTGGACACCATATAGCGTTGCCAATGCATTAACAGTATCTACTATAGATGCAAAGGGTGACTTACTTGTAGGAACTGCAAGTGATACAATAGGAAGATTAGCAGTAGGAACTGACACATATGTTCTTACCGCAGATTCTAGTCAAGCAAGCGGCATCAAGTGGAGCGCCCCAGCAGTAAGTGGTGCTACTATGTCTGATGTCTTTATGATGATGGGAGCATAATGTCAAGAGCAAGAACTAATGCTGATAACTATGCAGCAGATATTACTGGGGTAACAGCCAGCACGGGTCTTTCTGGTACTGCTTCAAGTGGTACTGCTACATTGAGTATTGACTCAACCGTAGCAACACTTACTGGTAGTCAGACTTTAACTAATAAAACAATCTCTGGTTCTAATAATACAATTAGTAATATCGGAAACTCATCTCTAACAAATTCTTCAATTACCATTAATGGTTCTGCAGTATCACTTGGTAGTTCAACTACCATTGATGCTTTGCCTAGCCAGACTGGTAATTCAGGTAAGTACCTAACCACAAACGGAAGTACCGCTTCGTGGGGAACAATAACAACTGACCCTACTCCAACAGCGCTAATGCTCGGTGGAATGTAACTAAGGAGAAAAGCAATGCCAACAAACTACAAAGTCCTTGGGCAATCAAACCCATCGGCAACAACTGCGTCAACTCTATACACAGTACCATCTGCAACACAGGCTGTAGTATCTAGTATCTCAGTTGCTAACTTAACATCAACAGCAGCAACATTCCGTATCTCAGTTCGTCCCGCTGGTGCAACGCAGACTAACGCTATGTATATAGGATACGACATTACAGTAGGAGCATCTGATACAACCATCATTACAGTTGGTTTAACTCTTGCTGCTACAGATGTAATTACAGTATACGCATCAACAGCCAACCTATCATTCCAGGCCTTCGGAAGCGAGATTTCTTAATGACAGTAAGCAGCGTTAAAACAGGGTATGACGGCATCAGCCTTCTTGTTGGTAATGCTGCTTACATACCCTTAGGTGATAGAGGTATTTTTGCTGGTGGTTCTAGCGGTGGCGCTATAAATGTTATTCAATATGTAACTATATCTACTACAGGTAATGCAACAGACTTTGGTGATTTAACTACTTCTAGGTATCACATAAATGGTTGTGGCTCTTTAACCAGAGGTCTATTCGGTGGCGGATATGCTCCTAGTTCAAATTCTAACGTAATAGATTATATTACTATAGATACAACAGGAAACGCAACAGACTTCGGTGACTTAACAGTTGCTAGAAGAGATACTGGTTCTTGCAGTAATTCCACTAGAGGTCTTTGGGCTGGTGGTACTGACGCAAGTACTGTAACAAATGTTATTGACTACGTAACAATTGCTAGTACTGGTAACGCAACAGATTTTGGAGACATAGTTTCAGCCAGAGAAGGTTTGGGTGGTACTGCATCTTCCACTAGAGGTTTATTTGTATGTGGAATTAATAGTGGTGGAGCATTTAATACAATAGAATATGTTACAATAGCAACTTTAGGCAATACAACAGATTTTGGTGACACTACTTATTCTGCTAGAGGAGTTAGGGCTTCTTGCTCTCCAACCAGAGCCGTTATTGGTGGTGGTGATACTGGCAATGATGTTGGTATATCAACTATAAATTATGTAACTATTGCAACAACAGGTAATGCAAGTAGTTTTGGTGATTTAACAACTGGCAGAAGTGCCCCAGCAGCAACCTCAAATCAAACTAGAGGTATATGGGGCGGTGGTTCTGGTGCTGTAACTTCATACAATATTATTGATTACGTCACTATAGCAACTACTGGTAACGCCACTGACTTTGGTGATTTGCTTGCAAATAATGCTGCTTTAGCAAGTACATCAAGTGGACACGGCGGACTATAAACAACAAGGGGGATATATGAATGAACTAGAAAAAGCACTACCAGAACAATACTCACCTATGTTAACAAAGATAGATTCAGTTCTACCTTTGGCTAAGATAGATACAGAAAACTTTAATAAGTCATCATCTCAATTTAAGATGGCTACTTTAGATGTGGTTGACTTGACACCTATTAATTCAGCCAAGCATTTACTAGCAGTAATTCAACGTACTCGTCAAGCATTAGAGGAAGCCTCTATTACTTTACGCCGTAAGCAAGTTGAATTAAAGCGTAAAGAGATGGACCTAATGGCATCTGAGGGAACTGATACAGATGAATTAGTAATTGATGTTGATGAACTTAAGATGCAGATTGCTAACATAGAAGCATCTGGTAGAGGAGCAGTTAGAAAACTTGCTAATGCCCTAGACCAGTATCAGGCTATCCTTACCTCATTAGGTAAAGACCATCTGACTGAATTAGATTATGAAAAAGACCAAGCAAGGTATCATATTATGACTGCCTTCAATCAAGCCCTTACTGCTGCTAGAGCACGAGGTGGTTTGATTGATGAAGGTAACCATATCTATTTATTCCAACTAGGTATCAACGGTGCCTTAGCCCAAGCAGAGGTAACCTCATTTTTAGAGGCAGAACAAAACGCTCTAAACGAAGGTATAGCCCCATCCCACGAAGCAATCGTTAAGTGGCTAAACCTAGTAGCAGATAGATTTGAGAAAGCACCAGAACAATATGCTGCTCAAAGAAATATGCAAACATTTAACGAGTCACTACTACTGGAGAACAAACAATGAAACTAATAAAATATACATTAAATACTGATGGTACTGTACCTGAGTATATAACAGATGGTGGATACTTTGCTGTAGCAAATGGTGGACCATCACCTAAAGACTGGGACTTAGTAGGTGTAGCAAATGATGATGCACCTCAAACTGGTTTTACTAATGAGGCAGCACTTCTAGCCTATG